GTGCGTAAATTCAAGGATTTCTACATATTCTTCCTTTGTAGCAACACCACAGTCTCCACATGAACAGTTTATCTATGGTTCACTTTTAATTGCTTTTTACAGCTTTCAAACTCCTATAACATAAGTAATTATCAGGCGTTCAGTTTATTTGTCTTTTTAAGTCTTTCACGTATATTTCTATGTCGGTGGCAAATTGGTGGCATTGCCACCATATTCGCATCAAATAGCAATTAGATCTTTCCATGTTGCTGATCCGCATACCCCATCAACATCCAGACCTCTTGATTTCTGATACTGTTTCAGAGCATATATGGTATTATCTCCTGCTTCCCAGTCAAGGTCAAGGTCTTTTTTATTTTTTCCTTTGAATCCACGTGATTTCAGAATTTCCTGTAACAGAAGTACAGAAGTATTCTTGTCACCAGCTTTTACAGTTTTTGGCTCAAACATATATTCCTCTCCTGTCTGTGTAGTATTAGATGATGTATTCTCAGGTTTTGCAGGTGCGGATGCATCAGATACAATACTATAATCCGGTGTACAGAACTTAGTTCCGGGCATCTGACTATTGAGGTAACTTTTAGCACATACACCGCCACCATTTGCGATAATACCGGATGCCCCACTTGTATTACCTTCAATCGTATAGAAACGATCACCGATTACGGCGGTAACAAGTCCTGTATGGGTAAATGTACCGTTATGATAAAAGATAACAATGTCACCGATTTTCGGGTTTGCGTTCCGGGTAAACAAATTTCCCAGTGTTGGACAGTACACGTAAGGCCAGTGTTTCAGCAATTTTTTAGCTTTTTCCAGACCAAAGGCTTTCATGAAACACCAAGATACGAACGCCGCACACCAAGGCTGCCCCTGATAGGATGGTTCTATATCTCTCCAATATTTCGTAAAATTAGCAGATCCTGCGTTTGCTGTCTTACTGTCAAGCTGACTGTTTGATTTTTTCTCCAAATAGCCCTCTTCGTTTTTCGCAATCAGGATAACTTTTTCAATAGCTTTGTCCATTGTCGTTTCCCCCTTATCCTCATTTTTTGTTGCAGTATAGTCTTTGTAAAAGACATTTCTGTCTACTTTCCCTGAGATTCCCGGAATAGTTGCTTTGCTGGAATACTGCCAGCCAATACCAGCAGCAGGTTTTAATCTGATCTGCATAGTTCCATCATCCTGTGACGGATATGCTGCCAGCCAGCAGTCATATTTCTTTGCTTTTTCTGGTAATTTTGTTTTGTACCAGTAATAGCCACAATAGATACCAAACTTATAACCGGCTCTGATAATAATATCACGGAAAGTATCAATCATTTGTATCATCAAATCCTGTGATAAATTTTCCTGGCATTTATCTTCAATATCCAAAAATACCGGATAATCCAGTTTTCTCTGTTTCAGTACATTTATCACTGTTTCTGCCTCATATTTAATTTCAGAAATATTCGTTGCGTAACTGTATTTATACACACCTACAGGAATGCTATGAGTTATACAGCCCGCATAATTTCTTTCAAAAGTACTGTCCGTTTTGTTACCTTTTTCTGTAATTCTAAGGATGGCAAAACCCATCCCATAATTTGCTACTTTCTGCCAGTCGATCACACCATTCCATGCAGATACATCAATACCCTTTATTTCCATAAAATCACCCCTTATTTTTTGGTTCAGTATATGTTAATGCCTGATCACTGTCAGTGATACCTTTCGTTGTTGGATCTGTCACAATTCCGAGAATCACTAACACTGCAAATACTGCATTGACAACATCAAGTAATTTGTTTCCCAGATTACCTAAATCAAGAGTATATCCGAACACTGCTGCAATGACCTGAATCAGAAGAAGTACAGCAGGAATCAGTGCTACCCAGAATGCTTTGTTTTTAATTCTTACTAACCAGTTAATGTTTTTCATAATCATTTACCCTCTTTCTTTTTTAGATGTAGTTCTTCGATCTCATATTTCATTTTCGTAACCATGCCATTACCCCCTAACGCATGGTATGCGTCATACATTTCACAAAAATTCTGATATGCGTAAGATGGAATGTCACCTTCTGCCATATAACGGTCATGGTATTCAATCAGTTGTACTTTTAATAACAGCATAGTTCCTTTGCTGTTAGCGTCTCTGTCCCTCTTCTGCACCTTTAGCAGCCATACTATGTACCCCATAAAGGTAGTCAGAATGATAGGAAGTGCAACAGAATATGTTTCTAATAAAAACTCTTTCATTACTTCCTTTCTGTACATAAAAGCAACCGCCTGTGACGTTATATAATCGTCATATAGCGGTTGTTTTTGTACTCGTGATAATTTGATTACCTGTTAATTATTCTGCTAATTCAGGACAATCTAAGTCAACCAGAACTTCTTTTACTTTGTCCTTGATCTTATCAGGAACATCAGCAAAAGTTTTCTTACCCTTAATGATTAAGGTTGCATAAATAATCGCCATAGTCTGCACATCCTTTCTGAATAGTAATTTTATGATCAACTGATAAAACATCAGTTACCACCTTCTAAAATAGCCTTTACAGCATCTTTCAGTTTGTCAGGTACATCATCCATTGTCTTTACACCTTTGATAATTAGTGCCGCATAAATCTTTGCCATACCTTACACCCTCTTTCTATCCAATCATTTCATAAATTTCACACATTGCCACCTGTGCCTGTGTAATTTCATCTTCCAGCGTTGCATTCTTTTCTGCTTGAATTTTGATATATTCGTCTTTGCTATACTCTATCAGATCAAATTCATACCCAGTGAATCCCGAATATTCATCCGTTTCCGGTTCATTCACTTCAGTGATGTTGGAACTGACAAAAACTTTTGTTTCAGTTAGCTCCAATTCATCTGGTTTGACTGTGCTTCTCTGTTTTCCATAATCAATCATGTTACCTTTCGTCCTTTCTTTGTGTTGGGTTTTATGTTGCATTTATAATAATCATCTGCATACGGTAATAATGGTTCTATGTATTTCTGATACAACCGGAAGGAATCACATGATATAAGCCATCCTTTATAGCTGTTTAAGCTGCACCATTCTGAATAGTTCATCATATTCCCTGATTCCACTTTTACACGCAATGCAGTTAATTTCTTAGTCATATCTATACAGGTTGTCTTTCTTAACAAAGTGTATTTGTAAAATGTCCGGTACCCTAAAAAGTCAACTCCTCTGATAAATGTCGGAAACACCTGCCAGTTTCCTTTAATGTTTAGTTTAAGTTCAGCTCTAAAGTAAACATCAATTTCTTTTCTTAACTCAACAAGTTCTTCTTTTGTCCTTGCAAAAATAACAATATCGTCCATATACCGAAAGTAATATTTGATGTGTTTTTGTTCCTTTATCCAATGGTCAAATGATGAAAAATAAAAATTTCCTGAATACTGCGATAAGTAATTGCCTATCGGTATTCCAGTTTCAGGATCAACATCTTCTTCCAGTAAATAAATTGCCGTCAGATCTTCAATGTCTGCGGTCTGTATGCTATCAATAATTTCAGTCAGTAACCATACCAACTCAGAATCATTAAACATTCTGGAATATTTTTCTTTCAGAAGATTATGGTTGATTGACTGATAGTAATGTCGTGCATCCACTTTTAAGCAATACTTACATTCTTCTGGATGATTCCACATTGCATCCTGCATTTTATGCAGAGCCTTATGTATTCCTCTATCCGGTATTGCTGAGTATGTATCAGTAGTCAGGTTATTGATGATGCAAGGTTCAATTACCTGTAAGATAGCCCACTGACAAATTCTGTCAGGAAAGTAAGGCAACTTATAAATCTTTCTCTTCTTTTTGCCATCATCCTTATAAAACACTTCATACTCAGATGTTCTATAAGTATGATTGATGAGCATTTCCTGAATCTGCTCCAGATACTTATCTGGATCTTTATCTATTTCCTGAACTTCTTTGTACCACCCTTTTCCTTTCTTTGCGTTCTTATGTGCTTTTCTCAGATTTTCAATATCACAAATTTTCTCAAATAGATGGTCATAACGTTTCATTTTTGGTATATTGCAGTTCCGAATTT